GAAGAAGAACTCAGGAGAGGCGAGCGAGAGACCTGCCTTGAGGTTGGCTACGATCTCGCGCTTGGCTTTCCTGAGCGCCTTCTTCATGGCAGCCTCAGCTGCCAGCTCTGCTTCTAACTCTCTGATCTTCGCCTCAGTGAGGTCTTTGATGGCTCCTGTTTGGGTGCGCGCCTGCGCTCTGAGCTCCTCGATTGCCTTTTTATCGGCATCGATCTTCTCAGCTAGCAGGGTCGCGTGAGTCCGTCCACAAGAGCAGATCATCTATCTTAGAGACAATCGGTGAGCACGAAGCCGAGAGAGCTGTCGATGACCTTGAAGAGGTGGCTCTCCTCGGCATAGACATAACGGCGGGTGCGGTCGAGGCTGTCGTACTGACCTGCCACCATGCCACCGAACTCGAAGTTCATAGCAGCGACAGGCATGGCCTTCACGCCACCGCTCTTTTGCACGATAGCGTCAGCGCCATGGAGGATACCCATGAAGAGGGTATCAGCAGTCCAGATGTAGCCCTCAGAGCTAGAAGCGCCAGGCACAGCAGTATCTTGACGAGCCTCACCCACCATGATGTTGGGGATGCCGAGCACGTCACGAAGCACAGCCTTCACAGCCTCATCAGAGAGGATCATGTTACCAGAGGCGATGCCCGCTGAAGCTGAACCGACAAAGCCACGCACCTCAGGGTTGCGAGCCATAGCGCGGAACAGCTCACGACCAATCACGAGGCTATCAGGGTTGATGCCATGCGCGTTAGCGAACAGCACGTCCTTGAGCTCATGGAGGTAGGTGAGAGGCTCAGCGCCAGCAGCGTTGAACTTGCCACCGAACTGATTGGTAGAGGTCTCGGTGTTGAAGTTGCTACCTGTAAAGAGAAGATCAGCAGCGCGCTTCTCCTTGGCGAGCTTCATGACGCGAGCGACCTTCTTAGCGATGCGAGCCTCCTCTGAGCCAGGATACTGCGAGTCGAGGATGTCCTCCATCGCGATGCTGTCCTGAGCAGAGTAGATCAAGCTCTTGAAGGTGGTGCTTGAGCGATCAAAGCCACCGATGTTGGCGCGAGCTGCACCGGGTGCGCGCTCAAGGTCGAGGCCTGAGCCTGCGCCCATAAAGTTGCGGGTCTCCTCGAGGAGCAAGGTGCCTGAGCGCTCAGGAGTCTTAACACTCTCAAAGAGGCTATCAGCGATGAGCTGACTATCACTAGGAACCGCCTCAACGACTAAACTGCTGAGGATCTCATCAACGGGATGCAGATTGCTGTATGAACTAGCCATGGATCACCTCCTAATTAGGCGTTGGGCGCGATGGGGCCGTGGAAGAAGACCAAGATCTGCTCATCAGCAGAAGCACCGGTCTGATTGACGTTGGGGAGGAAGCGAGCGATGGGGTAGTCACCGCTTGTATCGCCAGCCACAACAGCGCCAGCTGTGGTCACAGCGAGGCGGGGAGTATCGGTGAGAGCGATGGTGCCACCTGCGATAGCGCGAGAGGTGCCATGCACGAGCACCTCAACAGCGTCACCCGCAGCGCAACCACGCTGAGCAATACCGACAACGAGATCAGAGGTGGCATCGGTAGCCACAGCGACCTTGCCAGCAGTAGTGAGAGCGACCACAGCGAACTCGGTGATGGCACCCGCTGCGACAAAGGATTTAACAATGTTCTGCGTATTCATGGATTAACCTCCGAACGCTGAGAGATAGTCTTGGGGGTGCTGCTCTCGGAAGAGATTGAGCGCAGCCTCAAAGGAGATGGACTTGTCAGAGGCGAGAGCCTTGACGCGATCAACGAGCTTGGCCTTGGTGAGCTCCTCGCCTGATGCGCCATGACCAACCTCATTGAGAGGCACAGCGAAGCCGGGAGCGCGCTCGCTGAACATCTGCCAAAAGACAGGCTGAGAGGTGCGCTGATCCCACGCTGCCTCAACAGCAGTCTGCTCAGCAGGTGCGACCTTGCCCTCACGCAGAAGCGCGCTAACAGCCTCACGCCTCTCGACTGCGAGCTTCTCAGCCTCGATCTTGCCAAGGCGCTCGCTGAGCTGAGTGTTTACAGCGCGGAGCTTGTTGATCTCGCTGAGGAGGGTGGCCTCGCTCATAGCTTGCACAGCAGGAGGTGTCACCTCTTTGGGCTCATCGGTAGGCTCCTCAGATGGATCCTCGCTGAGCTTGTTTTTCTTGGGCTCCTCATCATCGGACTTGTAACCCATCTTTTCAGACTTGGGCTCCTCATCCTTCTTGGGCTCCTCAGCCATCTCCTCAGCTGACATCTCGCCAGCCATGGAAGCCTCTGAGTCCTCCATCATATCTTTGATCTTCTGCTCAAGCTCTTTGACCATAGCGTCTTTAGCAGCGAGCGCAGACTTGAGGTCATCAACGGACATATCATCCATGATTAGCTCCTTTTCGCTAAGTGTGACCCTATCAATCTTGTGATGAGACTGAGCAGGGCGTGGGGTAAGGGTGATTGCGAGGAGCTGAGCATCGCCCACCTTCTCCCCGCCATCGCGTGTGAAGATCTCGCCTTGGAGATATTCAGGGCTTGACCACAGGACACCACCTGCATCCTTGACCACCTTGAGCCCGCGCTCGTTATAAGCTGGCACTGCGTAGAGGCCATCTTCACGAAGCTCTAGGTCAACGATCATGCCGAGGGCTGACCCGCTCTCAGGTGGAGCAGGTGTGCCACCACCGAAGGGTGATGTAGCGTGTTGCCAATCAATGATCACAGGGTCAGCGTCACGCCTGTCTTGATAGACGCGCACCATCTCCTCAAGGAGCTCCCTGTCAATCTCTGCGCCAATAGCCTCGCCATTCATGCGAGAGCTGACCTGCCCAAGCGCCAAGGTCTTGAAAGCCTTGCCGAGAGTGAGGCCATCAGGCACGTCATAGGTGGCTTGAGGTGAGACTTGCATAGCCTCGCCATAAGCCCTCAAAGATGTTGCCTTATTGTCGGCTGCGTTCATCTGCTTAACAACCTTTCGCGCCCAAGCAAAGCCAGCGTCACCACCCCAACCATCCCAAGCTTGGCGACCTTTGCCGTAGTCATCCCAAGTAGAGCCCTGCTTATCCACCTCATGGCGGGTGAAGTAAGCGAGCATCCTCTTGACTGTCTCTGGCGATAGGCGCTTGCCTGCGATAAGGTCACGCGCTCGAGCGATGCCCACAGCAGTCATGCCACGCTGAGACTGAGGCTTATCTGCTCTGCGCCTCAACGCTCGCTCCGCTGCCTTGCGAGCGCCTTCAGGTGGCTTGAAGTCAATGTGGTCATACTTTTTAGCGACCAACGCCATCTCACTCTTTTGCTCACTCTTTTGAGGGTGACCATCAGGTAAGAGATCAAGGTCTGTATTGTATGCCTCTTTGCGCTGACCTGTGCCGACAAGCTTGAGGAAGGCTTTAACGCGAGCATAAGCCCATTGATTACGAGACATGCCAGGGCGATGAGAAGTGCTGAAAGCACCTGCTCCACGCCTAAAGACTGCCTTGAGCTTGCCAAGGTCAACCTTCTTGCTCTTGGCGTTGTAGCGATCATTATGCTTGTCAACCATCGCCTTGAGCGCCTTCTCAACACTCTCGTCAATCTTGATCCCACCGCGAGAGCCTGATGCTGAGCCTTTAGGGTTCTTGGAGCTCCCTTTGATTTGATCTTTTTTAGGCGCAGGAGTTTGCGCGATAGTACGCTTATTCATGACCACGCCTCGCCTTGATAGCAGCTTCAGCCAACGCCTTCACACCCACAGCAGATGCAGAGCGCTCTACAGATGAACGCTGCGCCTCCTCTGGCAAGTCACCTGCACCGAGGCGCTCACGAATAGCGCGCTCAAGCTCATCATCAGGAGTTAAGAGCCCTGACGTGACGAGCTGCGGTAACATCGCCAAGCTCTCAGCGAGGTCATCTGTGTCGAGCCCGCTATGACTGAGGCGTGGGAGCTTGCTTGGATCAACAGCGCCATAATTCCAACGAACCAAGCGACCAATCGAGCCACCGCCTCTGCGATCAACACCGCTCACAGCGCCAGCCACAATGTCACAGAGGTTGATAGCAGCGCGCCTAAACACGCTGAGATGAACCTCACCAACAGAGCGAGAGCCTGTGTCAGTGATGCCGAGGTTGGCGAACTGAGCGAGGAAGGCTTGGCTGATTTGGTTGTCGCACTCTCGGATAATGTCGAGAGGGCCTTGAGCGTATAGGTTAGGCGCTGCGCTGTATGTCTCAAAGCTGACCACAGGGTTATCGATAAGATAAGACTGCTCAGCGCTAAGGAAGGCTTGAGCCTGTGCTTCTGCCTCATCGATCATCGCGTTAATGTCGCTGTCGGTGAGTCCTTGTTGCTCTGCCACCGAGCGATCAATCTTGATCTTAGGCGCAGGGATAGCCCAACGATCAGCGCCCACGCACATCATATTGGCGATGCGCTGCTTGGTACGCCACCACCACCACACAGGGCGCAGCATACCTGAGCCCTCGAAGTTAGAGCCGGTGCGATTGAGCGTGAGGAGCAGGAGCTTGTTGGCGGGGATAGGCTCAGCAGTCTTACCCACACCAACAGTGTTTTGAAGCACACCATCGAGGTTTTGGTTATCGCGTGACAACCACCTCATATGTGCTGAAGGCTCTCGGTCTGCGTAGTGACAAAGCCACACGCGCACCTTGCCATTCTCGTCAGGCCCTACTCGGTAAACCTCCTCGGCATACCGATAACCCAAAGGCACAAACTCAAGCAGATAGCTGAGCTGATCTTCCCAACTCATGGTCATCTGCCCTGCATACCCATCGAGACCCCAAGCCTCATTAGCGAACCTTGCGAGCTCGTTGCAGAGAGGGTCTTCCTCATCTGCGCTCTCCCAACGCCACGTTGCGCTGAGGAGCGTTTGGCGCAGCATATGCCACGAGCGCCTGACCACCGGGTCAGTCCGTAACATATCCTCTGCCTCAGTGACCCAATTCACCCCGGTCAGTTGTGGGTTGCGCTCATAGCCAGAGATCACACCACCGCTGAGCTGTGTACCGCTTATGCCTCGCGTAGAGAAACGAGGGTGAAGCGCTCGCATATGGCGTGGCGCTTCATCTTGCTCTGCTTGGTAGTCGAGCTTTCTCATGTAGCCTCGAGAGATAAGGGTCTAACCCTCCATCAATCGTCAGCTATCTCCATCAATCTCGCTTAGTGTCAGCATATTCTTGCACGTTGTCAAGCATAGTATCAGGCCAAGCTCCCTGTGCGATCAAGGAGCTACTATCAACAGGGCCATCATATTCCACGCAGAGCGTCTTGGTGGCTCTGAAGTAGTGAGGCTCTGAGGAGCTCGTCATTGATCGACAGCGCGAACACCAAGAGAGACACCCCGCGCTAAGACCAGCCGACAACGCAAAAAGGACAGAGTCAGCGCGGGGCATACTATTAACACGCTTCATCGCTGTTGCTGTGCAGAGATCTCGCGCATCAGATACCAAAGCGCCTTCTGTAAGTCCTCTGCGCGCTTGCCCTTGTGGTCAGCCCTCGCCACATACTTGACCACGTTGCCGAGGTTGAAGCCGAGCGCCCACGCCTCGATTGCGTCAATGACCTCAACGCCAGAGCCCGGGTGATAATGATTGGGATGATCAACGGCCTCGCGTGGCTCATGAGGCTCATCAACGCTGTGGTCGATGCGATCAAGACAAGGGTAGGCTGCGGGTTGTTGTTTAGTGCTCATGTAAAACCTCGATCTTTGCCTCTAGCTTGTCGATGCGCCTCTCTAGCTCATCGATGCGTTTGATGATGTCGCGCTGCTCCTCAACCTCAAGGTCGAACCTACGAGAGCCCCATTTGTAAGCGAGCCACAGCGCGCCAATGGTGACCACTGCCACAAGGTTGTTAGGGTCGAGCGCCTTCTCTATGAGGGTTGGTGGGATAGCTGTTGGGTCTGCCATCAGAAGCTCCTTGGGTTGGTCGAGATGCCCGCTCGTCTGTTGCGATTGGGTCTTGCTCTTGGAGTATATCCCTCCTTGTTCACCTCATCAGCCCAATAATGGAAGATGCAGTCATAGCGCAGAGCATCAAGAGGATCCTCTCGCCCATCCTTCTTGGGTTGCTCCTTGTTATCCCACCCATAGCTGAGCAGAGCCTTTCGGATGCTGTTACCTGTGGCGCGCTCACCCTTGCGCCAGACCTCCTCGGTGATGAGGTAGCGATTGCGAGCAAAGGCGCGCTTGAGGCGCTGCACACCATTGAGAATGTCGGTGCGCACCGGGTCAGTCGTGAAGCGCAGAGGCAGACCAATGCCACCACTGCCG